GAGTATCCCCATATGTTTGCATTTCAGGTATGTTTTCATCTGTCCTATCGCCGCCATTAGCAAAAATAATTCTAGAACCACTTTTTGTAGCAAGTGTTTTATATATTGCTCCACATGCTGTATCATCTGCATCATCAAAACTAATAACTTCGTCTACAACGCTAAGACCTTTTATTATTTCTATGCGTTCGTGAAAGGGCATAAATGGTTTACCTTTTTTGCGTATAAGCCATTCATCACTGTTTAGTCCTACAATAAGTTTGTCACCTAATTGTTTTGCCGCTTTGAAATAAGCAAGATGTCCTGAATGTAAGGGATCGAATCCACCTGTAACTAATACTACGTCCATACTGATATTTATGTACGCAGTTATTTACTAGTTGTTGATTTGATACCTTGTACTTTTGTAAAGTAAGGTTTGTATGCTCGTAACCATGGGCATAATTGTTTGCACATTATAGCATCATTAGGCCACCAACCAACTACGTCTTGTAATTCACAAACTTCTTTGGCCGCTTCAGGCTTAATAATGTATGCACTGTGTCCTGGTAACCCTTGTGGTATACTTTCATCTGCTACCCAAGGAACTTCTTGTTCACCTGAATCATCTAATTTATTGTATAACTTCCAATTAAAGGTAGCGTGATCAGGATTGTTGATACTAATAGCACCGCCTTCAAAATCAAATGTCTTAAACTGTCTTGTAAAGATTGCATCATGTTCGAGCACCATAATAGGTTGGTTAAGTTCTATTGCTTTCTGCCAAAGTCTATAATGACTGCCAGCGGCCGCAATACGCTTTGTCATATCATATGTTTTGTATGCTTTAAGAGTCATGCCTGTGTTAGGACATTGTTTCTTTTTTGTATATGGCCACTTCCAATTAACTTCCCACATGTTCTCCGGAGTAATAGCATCAAACTTTTGTACATCAATCCAGCTCTTTGTATCTATTATACTTTGTATACAACGGTCTGCATGTAGTTGACTATCCTCATGGCCTGGGATTGCAATTATAAATGCCTGCATTACTTTACAACTTTCAATATATAACTGTCTTGTTTTTTCTTGCTTATCCAATCGTGATGTGTGACAGTATATCTATTAATAGACTCTAATAACTTATTCCATTTGTCAGATGTAAAATCATTCGCATGACTTTTAATCCAAGGATGATTCATTTTAACTTTATCTAAATTCCAAACATCTTCTATATAATAGGTGTCTGTAAATTCAATTAAGTTTTCGAAAGTTAGACGTTGAGCTTCTGGAGTATGTAACCCGTCATCGATTATAAAATCAAACTTTTGTCCTAGTGCTTTAAAGTGTGCATTACATTCAGCTGAAGTACTATCTAGTTTAGCATATTTTACTCTTACATTGTTCAGCATTGGAAGAGCTTCAGGAGCAACTCTTTCAAACGTATCAATTGTATAGATATTTGCATTTGTAAAATATTCTAACCATACATTGATGCTTTCACCTCTAAATGTTCCAACTTCTAAAATATTAATTTGCTTTTGACGAAGTTGTTCAAAATCTGCTTCATATAATTCGCTATAGCTATGCCATATTTTTTCACAGCCATATTTTTTGAATAGTTGTTCCATTATCATAGTTGCACCTCAAATTGATCATCATGAAAATTGTTTAGTGTGTAACCTGTGTTATCTATAAATTTATTAACAGCATCTCTTACGCCTGGCTTTTTAGGTCCATAGTCGTCGCCAAACAATAGTCCACCGGGTTTGATCATACTTACTGCTCTAGTTAAGTCATGTAGGCAACCTTCATAGGCATGACTAGCATCTACATAGATCCAATCTAGTTTATCAGGAAATGTGTCAAACCATCGTGCAGTTGACATTCTGTGAATAGTAACTGGACTATTTGCAAAACGTTTTACAACACCTTCATAAATTTTATTGTAATATTTTTCAAAACCTTCTGTAGTAGCTTCACCTGTAAGTTTTGAATAACGTTCAAGGTATGCATCGTAACCACCAAATTCGTTTGAGCCGTTGAAAACTTCTGGTGCCCAAGCATCAACTAAATGAATATGATCAGCACGTTTTAGAAACTTTGCAGAACTATCTCCCATCCAAACTCCTAGTTCTGCACCAGTACTGCCTTCGGGTATACGTTTCCATGTTGCATCAGTACCTGGATTCTTTCCAAACATCATAATTCTGCTCTCCTATATAATACTTATTTTATCTTTTGTACAAAACCATGCATACTGGTATGTATATCATTTGTCCATTCACTCATTACTTGATACCAACCCCATTCGTTAGGATACAATTTACATTCTTTTACGAGTTGTCTTAGTAATGCACGATTAAAATGTTTACGGTGATGTATCAAAAAATCACATGGTAAAAATCCGTGCCAGTCATCGTGAGGATTATTTTTATCTACTTCTTCTATATTTCCTGAACCAAATTTAGGTCCTCTATTTGGTCTTGTTAAAAAACCTACTGGTCCTTTTTCATGTGCTTTACGCAACCAATTATGTAAATCTACTTTGTGATCAATTTGCGTATTCCAATCAACTCTAATAATTAAGTCGTGATGTTCAGGAATTTTTGAAACAATATCTGCATGTGCAATCATAGGCGCAATACCAAAATATAAATCATCAAACAATTCTTTTGACTTTACATATTGAGAATATTTGGCATGCTTAGAGGGCGGTTTAACTTCCATAGGATGATAATGCCATTTTGGATAATGCATTGTGTATAATCTATCATGATACTGTTCTGATATAAGATTTGTTTTATTAGTCCATGTATGATAATAAAAATTAGTGCCAGGAAGTTTTTTGCGTAGTTCTTCTACTATATTACTTTGTTTGTCATTTACACCACTGACACATATTGCTATATTCATTTAAAGAACCATTTCATTATGTTCTTTGCAAAATGAACTTGACTTTTTACACCAGGGTGTGGCCTAGTATGTCTTTGTTTATCTAGTCCATCATCAATATGGAAATCTTTCATGTGATGAAATGTTTTTGCTTGAAGTGTGTCTATTTTTAAATTATTAAAAACATGTTTATATTTGTTAATAGCATGTTTATTAATTAGATGAAAGTCTGTTACACCTTTACTTTTCATATATGCGTGTGCATAATTTATCAGCACTGTATTTTCATACACACAGTCATGATCGTAATGATAATCTGTGTACCATTGGTGTATTAATCTAGCATAATTATCTTTTTGTTCAGGTGTAAACCCTCTCCAAAATTCTTCAGGCATATGATCTTTATAAATGAATGCTGGCATCATATGCAATTTATGGTCACTAAAATTACCACCTATATTTAATCTTGCATTGTAAGGTTTATATTCTTTGAATATAGTTTTACGTTCAAAATTACTCCATAGTACAATTACTATTGTAGGTTCATTGAAATTATAATTTACTATTTCATTTAAAATTATTTTATTACTAGCTCCCGGTATACCTTTGTTATCTAGCGTATGAAATTTACCAAATGTTTGTAAATGATTTGACCAGGCCATTTTGCTAGGTAAGGTTCCAGGACCTTTTTCATTTACATCTAAGCAATCGGGTAGACCGTGGCCAAATGTAAAACTACACCCGAATACAACTAATTTATATTTGTCAAGTTCCATACGTTTTTCCTTGCACCTGTATCGAAATCAAAATCCCAATAGTCAATGTCTTTTTTATACCAGTCAGCAACTTTTTCATAAGTGCTATTGTTATATAAAGTTCTATAGTCTTCCTTTATACTTGTAACATTCCTCGATCTAGGCATTTCTGTCATGTTAAAGTATTTAAGCACATCTTCTTTTAGATGTTCTACTCGTAATATATCACAACGAACTTTACCGTTACTATCAACAACATGATCTAATTGCGGGTGCCAACCTCTAATAGCTCTATACCATGTGTATTTTTTATCGATCCATTTGCCACGTTCATATAAAAAATGTTCTAATGATCGTGTGTCAGCATATGATGGATCAATATTTCCTCTTTGTACTGCTTCTTTAGCAAACAAATATCTACTAACAACTTTACTCCATGGATTACGTACAACAGCAAATGCTTGATATTGATCTGTAATTACACAGTTAACATCTCTCCACCGTGCATGTTCTACTCCTTTAACATCACGCTCGCCATACTCTTTCATAGTATTGTTAAAATCTTTAAAGTTTGCAATCCATTTTCGATGCACAGGAATAATTTTATTTTGAAACACTTCACTACCACGTATTGTCATGCCTGCATTTTTTGGTATATGTATAAAAAGTTTTTGCATTAGTATTTTGTATAATCCTTTTCTTCTACAACATCTGAATTTGTAATTACATTAATCATTTTTTTAATTTTAGCACGATCATCATTTTTTATATAAACATCTCTTGCTAGTCTAACAAATTTTGCACCAAACATTTTATCAGCTTCGCATTTACGTTTGCTATTTTCTATATCCCAAAGTTGTTCGTTAATTGACTCTAATTCTGCAACTAACGCATTAACTTCTGGATCGTTATTAAATGCTTTGCTTTCTAAATATGCAAGTTCTTTATTAACGTTTTCTAGTTGTTCTTTATCTGTAAGTTTCTTTTGTTTGATTTTAAGTATAGTAATTTTATCAAATAATTCACCAACAGATACTTCAATTGATACCATCATTTATTCTAATCCCGTTGTCTTTAGCCCTATGCATGTGATGACTCCAGCGGTCTTTAGGACTTAAAGTATATATGTGAATATTCTCTGGAGCAAAATATACTTGAGACATATGTAAAAATCCGCTGTCAACACCAACATGATAAGTTGCTTTTGACATTGCATATGCAATATGTTTCAAGCTATCTCTTAATAATACATCTTTTGATTCACCGCCTACAATAACAACTTCATAGTCTTTATATTTGTCAAGTATTGCTTGTCGTTGCTTTGGCTTGATCATACGCTTTTTAGATGTACTATCAAATTGTACAGTAATAAATTTGTTAGGTAATTTGATGTCTTGCGGTTGTGCATCAAGTTGCGGAAAATAACGTAAGTATGCAGTCAAGTCTATACCCTCTTTTGGTTCAAAGCGTTGGGGATAGTCTGCATAAATTTGTGCATCTGCATTATACCCTCTATCTCTAAGATAGTTTACAAAATCTAGATTGTCTTTAGGTTCATGCTCAAGGTGTGGCATAACTGCAACACTACCTTTAGGAAACAAACTTAATATCTCAGGCCAACTTTCGGGCTTGTGTCTATTCCATTGATACTTTGTAAGATGCAACATTACTGAAGTATTTTCCATTAGTCCATAGTTATATGATAGCAATACACTGTGTATTCTATCTCCTAATCCAGGTGCACCGTAATGAAAGTTTTTCTTAACAGTACTAAATGCTCGCATTGCTAAATGTTTCAATTTATTACTCTCATTAAGTCATGAACGTTTTCGCCTTTTTGTGGCAATAAGTCTTTTAGAAAAAAATGTATAAAATATGCTTTAGGTATTTGTTTGTCATCTATACCTTTGAATAATCCATTCCAACGCCAGTCCATATTCAGTGTAGGAATCTTTTCCTTTTTTACCCAATAGTTTAATAGCATTTGATCAGTTGACCATTTACGATAACCTATACCATCAACAAAGTCTTTGAACTCTGGTCTACGTATAAATTGTTCTGCTGTTTGTCCTTTTAGATATGGTAAAAACTTTTTACTATTAATAACCATCATACCCATGTTATAAAATTCAGCACCTAGTTCGTTCCACTTCCAATCTACGTCTTTTAAATTTTCAAATGCCGCTTTAGAATATTTTCTAATCTTTGATTTATATTTTTTGGCACAAGGTAATTCTCTTTCTGCTACTGCACCAAAAGCATACTCTTCAGTTAAGTCCCAAAAAATATTTGGAGCTTCTTGTCTTATATAAATGTCACTATCTATTATTGCAATTTGTTCGTAGTCGTGTAAGTGTGTAAATGCATTTTCTTTTTCATATATAGGCATATAACCTAAACGTTCTACTGCTTCCTTGCTTCTACCAGTTCGTGACATATCTGGTCTAATTTTCAATATTGGTTCTCGTTGAACAATGTGTTTCATATTATATTTGTTACAATAATTTGCAACACTCTGTATACAGTGTTCGTACAGTTTGCTTTGACTACCAACTGCAACTTGGTAAATCATTCTTCTCATTTTAAATCCTTAGTGAAACTTACATTAGTTTTGTATGTAACTTTATTTAATTTATCAAATTTCATGTTGACTATTCCATCGCATAACATCCAGTCAGCTGGCATAGCACCATGAGTATGTACCCAGTCTAATATCTTTTTTGCACCTGTGGGTGTTATACGATAAGCTCTAGCACCTTCATACCAATTACCTGGTGGAATAGGTTTTGCTTTATTAAATCCTTCAAACTTATATACATCACAATCTATATATTCGCCCATTGGCTTTTGAAATACAACATCATGTTCAAAAATACAAATAGGTGTATTTGTTGTGTGGCATTTTTGCCACAGTAGATATTGACTAAGAAAACAACCTTGTGTTCCTGGTCTTTCTAGTAATCTTTTAGCCTTTTTGTGTTCGTATGGTTTTATTCTATAATCAATTAATCCTGTGTCTTTACCATTTACACCTTCATATAATTCTAGATTCCAGTTTCTCATTGTACCTGTTTCTAATGCACGGTTAGCCATACTTACGCTATCAGGATATCCTGGCAAATAAATTATATAACCTTTATTTTCCATCTTTTATCTTTGCTATCTCTTCTAAAGTCTTGTGATACAAATCGTTAGGTAACCATTTTAGTTGTGCGGCTTTATATTTTATATCATTCTTTTTATTGCCTTTGCCTGTGCTAAAAATATCATCTTTCTTTATACCCCAAGCATTCCATTTATACGGAATATTATTATATGGCAGATTGAAATCAACTTTCCATTCACGCACTACGTTTTTTAACACATCTTGATCTATATACCAATAGCACCCTTTTTCAAAACCTTCAATAAGCCTTGTTGCAAACAAATCTCTAAATTGCATACCATTAGGTCCTAGTCCTAATGTTAACGCACTTGCAATAAACACTGATGGATCTTTTGGCTTTGGCATGACTCCTACAAACTTTGTCAAGTCTCTAAACTTCGATTGATGAAAGCCATTACGAAGCACACTATCACAATCAATTTGTAATATGTGTGTGTCTTGATTTTTGAATAATTGATTAAGACGCATAAATCTTACACTTGCAAGATATGTACGTCTAGCAATATAATCTATGTCAGCAGTTTTAAATATACTCATTCCCTCACGCATTCTATGTTTATCTTTGCGTAAGTTTACATAGAAGTCTTTGTTTACATCTTCCCAAGTATATGTAAATTTATTATGTTTAGTAAATTCTTTCAATACATTATGATTAATATTACCTTCATTAATAATATGAACGTGTACATGCATCCAACCTATTGTACCAAAAATACTTTTTGCAAGTGCATATCCATGTTTGTAAAAATAGTCGTAGTCACAACTAAAATATATTACATCTTGTTGATGTGCAGGAGAACATTCTCCTTGTAATGGAGGTAATCTAAACATCTGTTGCTATTCCTGGTCTGTATCCTATAATGGCATTTTTCTCACCTCTGCCTATTTTTCTTATCATTCTATAACCAAGTGGAGCAAGTATTTGTCTAATACTATCAGCATGTAGTCCATAACGTTGCGGATGATCTTTACATTCGTATAATATAATAGGCTTACATCTTTCAATAGTATTATATCCGCCTTGAGCTACAAAAGGTTCATAACCTTCTGCATCAATTTTTATAAAATCTACATTTTCTAAATTGTAAAAGTCTAAAGGCTTTACCGGAATATCACCTTCTCTTTGACTAGGGTGTACATGTGTGCTAAAACTTTTATTTGTAGTTTTTATTGAAACAAATTCTTCTCTTGCACCTAGACCTACAGGGTATGTTGTTACATTTTCAATATTACGTTTTTTCAAATTATAATCCATACATTCATAAATTTTAGGATGTATTTCAAATGCATGTACATGATCAAAACTTCTGCTCATTTGATATGCAGTAATACCTACATGAGCACCGACATCAACAGCAGTGCGCCATTTGGCACAATAGCTCATTGCAGTTACAAGTTCAATGTTTTGATAATTGTTTATATCTCCATTGCCTTGTTTTTTTGCACTTTTTAAACATATGTCGTTCTTTATAGAACGCCAGCCATCTATTTCATTATACATTATTCTCTACCTGATACTTAAATGTTATATTCCATGCAGTACCGTTTTCGTATTCTTTTCTACTAAACTGACTGTGTGCAATATGTTCAAGCATAGGTGTTCTATCAAATCCAAACTGTCCTTGCCAATGTTCAACTGCACTTTGTCCTAATACTTCAATTGGTTTACCTAAACATAATGCTTCAACCACTGCCATACTATGATACGTAATAACTTTTTTCGCATTTTTCATCATAGGCAAAATTTCTTGAAAACGCTGTCTACGTTTACCTTCTTTTTCTCTAATAACTAATCTTTGCGACTGACCATCATAATGCCTTACTGTATCTGTACGCCATGTTTGATAATCCTGTCCTAAGTATTTAAAGATATTACTATTGTTAGGCATCACTAAAAGGTTGTAATCTCCTTCTTCATTCCAGTCTTGCCATAACTTATCGTCCATTTCTAAAAGTCCAATTCTGCTTTTACCTACAGCAGGACGTACTTTTGTATTTTGTAAAGAATTATAACTAATTCTATAATACACTGGAGTCTTATGTCTATGGTTACCTATGTAACCGTTATCTATATGGAAAAAATTAATGCGTCTATCTCTTGATATAGCATCAAACACCCAATCATCAAAAGGATGACTAAATGCTAAAAATCTGTCTAGTTGAATATCTTCTGGTCGTTCAATTGTTATTGTATCGTAGTTTCTATATAAGTCTATAAAAAGTTGTCCGCGTAATCTTTTTGAATTAGCTGGTACTTGAAATTTATAAGCTGGCATCTTCCATACCCGCAACTCTTAATTTAACAACGTTTGTAATTTGCCATTGTTTTTGATCAAGACCTTTTAACAAGCCTAGCCATTTGTTACGTAGTAGTGCAAACTCATTAATAATCTTTTCATAGTCAACTACGTCTGCTTCGCCGTCAACATACTTCTCAACATCTCTGCTAGACAAAGCACGTTGATAATTTTCAAGATATTTTTTGAAAAATGAACTACGCAGTCTGCGTAGCTCAATATTTAGGTAATTAAGAATAGCTTCGATTTCTTGGAGTTGATTAAACCTATGTTCAACAATGCCGGGCATTTCTGCCGCGGCACGTTCAACGTTGCCTTTCAGTTTTACTTCACCTCTGGCTTCAATTAATTGATCTTCAAAGAACTTAATTGCTTCGGGTATTTTGTTTATATCTCTAGCTACTTCAGAGTAATATCCCATTTAATCTTCCCAATCGTCTTCATCATCCGGATCTTCTTCATCAAGATCTAGATAATAATTAATTGCTTGATCTAGAACATCGCAACTTCCTAATGCATCTCTAAATGTTTGATCATCTGCTCCGTAATCAGCACATGTATCTACATAAGTTTCTGCAACAGTCTCGATAGTTTTCTTATCAATACTATCTTTAAACGTGTTCCACATATCCACAACTAAACTGCTATCCATAACATTTACTCCTGTTCGTTAGTAACTAATTCAACCGCTTCTTCAACCGGCTCGTCATCTTGGGTATTTACCACAGGTGCAGTTTTCTCGTTGTATTCTGACATAATCATATTCATCTTGTCAGGTTCCATCCATGCCTTACGATAATCAAGATGTTCTTCACCTTTCAAGTCAACATATTTTAGTCTGTTGCCTTGTTTTTCTAACAAGCCTTTCTTTTCAAACAGTTCAATAAGGCCACTGTAAGGATTCATTCCAGTTTCATATGGAATCTTAACTTGCACACCTTCAAAAGGTTTAGCATATCTAGTTTTCATTACCTTACATCCAGCTCTGATACCACGTACTTCTGATATCTTATTACCGCCTTCGTCTTCTTTTAATTTAAGTTTTTTCATTGCTACAACAATACTTGAAGCATAGATAAAACCTTGACCACCACTAATTTTGTCATCTGGATCAAACATATCCTGCGATGCATAAGTGTGGTTAGTACATACTAGTCCTACATTGTAACTACCAATCATATTAACTGTGTTACGTACTAGTGCTGTCAACTGCTTAGGCTTACGACCCATGTCACCTTTCATATCACCTTTTTGGAACTGATCCATATCAGTAGGTGTAAGCAACATACCTAGTGAGTCAACTACAAACAATACTTTCGGACGATCTTCTTCAGCCATTGCTTTGTAGTCTGCCATAAATGTTGATATTGTTTTTGCTACATCATCAATCATTGACATGTTAAGTTTAAGAAGTTTATCTTCACTTGTATCAACGTCTAATGCTTGTAGCCATGTTTCATCAAGTGCGTTCTCTGAGTCAATAAGAACTACAAAGATACCTTGATCCTGTGCGTGTTTTACAATGTTACCTGCACAGAAATAACTCTTTCCTGCGCCTGATTCACCTGCAAACACTGTTACTTTACCTAGTGGCACACCTTTGTGAAAGTCGCCTGATACTAGATAATTTAGTGCATATGAGCCTGTGCTAATCCAATCTGTAGGATCATTAAAGCCACTACTCATACCTGTTATACTTTTTGTTAGGTCCTTTCGGAACTTACTAACATCAAATGATTTAGCCATAGTTTCTCCTTGTTAAAAGCTAGTAGGGGATTGCTCCCCTACGTAATCTGTTTATTTTATGATTGACGTGCTCTAATCATTGACAAAATGTCTTCAGCTTTACCTGACGGTGCAGGTGTCTCTGTAGCCGGAGCCTCTGGAGCAGTTTCTGCTACTGGAGCAGGTGCCGCTTCTGGTGCCGGTGTTGGAGTTGCTGGAGCCGCCGGTGGTGTAGCTGGAGCAGGAGTTCCTGCTTTTGCTTGTGGATCACCTGTTCTTGCCGCCATTCCCGCAGGACGGAAATATTGACCAAAACGGTCCATGTCGTATGCTTCACCATCAACTGATGCTTCGAACATTTCCTTCATAACTTTTACTTCAACTTCTGAAGGTTGTTTTGGAAGGAAGTCACTCATGTTAAACAAGCCATTTGTTTCAATCGCTTTCATTTCAACATCGTTTAATGGACGCTCTCTACGTGCCCAATTAGAAGTTGAATAGTCTGCATATCCACCTTTACTTGTTTTATTAAGACGGAAGTCTACACCAGCAGTATAATCTGTTGGTAGTTCTTCCATGTCTGGATCCATAAGTGCCTGTTTGATAATTTGGAAAATCTGTGGCCCAATAATAAATCTACGAATTGGATTCTCTGGAGTAGAATCTTCATTAAGTGCATTTTCCGTTACAAAACCTTGGAATACATATGAACGTTTCTTCCAATATTTACGACCCATATCTTCAAGACTTGGATCTTTAAACCAACCACGTACTTCATTTAGAATATCACATGTTTGACCGTACATTTCCATACATGGAATTTGTACTTGTACAGGGCGTGAGTCTGTTTCACCTTTTATACCTGCAAATGGAAGTTTGATCATCAAACGTTCTTTCCAAAAGAAAGTGTTTGTATCATCACCGTCTGGAAGGAATCTAAGAGTTGAACTCTGTCCTTCTTGCATGTTCCAAAATGGGAAAATTGCGTTATCACCGCCTGACGAACGATTGCCGCCAGTATTTGCTTCTTGTTCTTTGAGCTTTGCTCGGATTTCTGCTAGTGTTGCCATAATATAAGCCTCCTTTAATTTTTGCCTTATAGCTGTGTTGTACTGCCTAAATAGTGCATTACTTGTTATATAATACACTAATCTATTTATAAAGTCAAGTCTTTTTTTGACTTTTTTTTGAAATTGGCTATCTTAGTCCTGCTAATTGCTGGATTCTAGCCATTTCTTCTTCTTGCCCTTTGAGTAATGTTGCCATTACTTGCTGAGCTTCATCAACCATCTCTTCACCGTACTGCTTTTGTACTGCTGTCAAGACCGCTGTTTCACCCTTAGGAAAGCCATTAGTTGTATAATCATAATAACTCTTAATGAACTCTTCTAGTGGAATCTCGTTCTTTTGCTTCAATTCGTCGCCGTTTCCTTTTGGACTAATATCGATTGTTGTAGCATCTGTATTATTTTCTCTTGCTTTTTCGTCATCTCCAAACATCATTTGGAATACTTTATAACCACCTAGCAATAATGCAACTACTGCGGCCGCTGGTAGAGCATACTGTTTACCCATTGCTACTACTTTGTCCAAATTTGGAATGTTATCTAATGCTCCTGCCGCCATATCTTTTAGTTCGTCTGCTGTATTTGCTACTTTAGTACCAGCATTCTTAATAACTTCACCTGCTTTTTGCATTGCATCGTCTGCTTTACCTACAAGCTCGCCTGCTCCTTTTACTGCATCAACTCCAGTACCAACAACGTCAGCCGCGCCTTTTGCTAAATCCATTGTGTCTTGTGGATTAGTCGCCGCTACTGCGCCAACTCCTGCTTTAACTGGATTCTTAGCTGACCAACCTAATATGTTTTTTGCACCTTTCATCATTCCTGGTAATACTCTAGGAGCAACTGTTCTTAGTGCCGCACCTGCCGCTGGTATTAATAATCCAAGTAATGGTAGTGCTTCTTTCAACTGTTGATCTTCTGCTGTCAGTTCGTCTGTACGTTTGCCTAAAATCTTTTCTGCATTAAGTTTGCTCATTGTAGTTTTATACTTTTTACCTGCAAACATAAATTCTTTATCACCTTTAGATGCCGCATCAGCCGCACACTGTTTAAACTTTTCCCATATAGCTTGTTGTTCTTCTGCTGTCATCATTTGTCTTTCCTCTGGTCCTTGTTCATGTTTTGATTGTGCAATGATTGCATCTAGTTTTTCAGCATATGCTGTTTGTGGATCAACAACTTCGTAATTATATTTTTCTTTATCTTTCTTTGCCATGTACTCCTCAACATCATCAGGATCAAATCCCAATTTTTCACATGCATGATCAAAAGCATCTTCTGGTTCCATTCCTTTATCTACTAAATCCGCTCTCATTTTAGAAATCATTGGCAAGTGCTTTTCCATATCTGCTGAATGTGCATCCATGTCTTCACCTAGTTTTTCTAGATCAACTTCTTGTACCTTATTTGCTTCACTTACAAGTTTGTATATGTAAGGAAATACACCTTTAAGTTCTTCGTTGAACTGTTTAATTGTAAGTTCGTCGATCCAAGAATTTGAAACATCTTCTGGAACTTCTTCTAGCACGGTTGTTTCAAAGTTCTCAAATGCTTCTTTATAATATGCTTTGCGTTGTAAAGACTCAAATGTCTTTTTTACTGTTGCTAATCTTTCATTTACAACGTCCATGTATCCTGCTAAACCTTCAGCCATTACACTTGAGCGATTCATGTATGTCTTAAATTTACGCAGTTTATTCATTTCTTCTGACAAGCCAACAATGTGCTTACCAAAATCATCATATGCATTTCCGCCTTCTGATACGTGCATTGCCATTGCTCTTGCACCATTCATATGTCTTAGCGGATATTTAAATCTTTCGCCGTTTTCACTTTCAATATAAATGCTGTGTACATTCTGTGTACGCCCTGCCGCATTCTCATGATTTACTGGTCCAGCGTGTTTAACAATTAATCTTGCTGACCCAATATCTTGGTAACTAGTTCTGCTAGTACCGTACATTTTTGATTCGCTCATTTGTTTCTCCGTGCTTAGATATTCGTAATCTCTTTTGTCTAAGTTTGATTTTGTTATATCTCTTGTATCAAAATTAAGCATTCTCTTTTTAGCAAACACTCTTAGTTCTTTCAATAAATCAAACCATTTACTTTTTAACGTTGTTTCGTCTTCTGAAAATAAATCCTGACTATACATAACTGTTAACGCATCTTCATCTATACTTATACTAACTTTTTTGTCTTTAGCAAAGTCAAATTCAAAAAATCTTGCTTCACCTGGCTTATTAGTAATAGTGGCTTTGTCATCTCCTACTGTAATATTAGGAAATCTGCCGCGGATTTTGTTAAAAAGTTCGTCTGCAATAGTCTCAAGGTTTTTCATATTAATATTTATCAATAACCGCTAACAAATATAGGCATGGGCGGTTCGTATTGCTCCTCTCCTTCAGCTTGTGTAAAGGTGTTATATATGCGTGGATCCCAGTCTCGCATAACAGCCATCATACGCAGAGCCAGTAAAGTAGCACTGACCAAGTCATCATTAGCTCCCGGTTTTGCTTTGAAACTTGTTCCTGTTGCTACATAGTTCTTTAATTCAGTTATAAGTGGTCCACTATTAATAGTTATTTTATTATTTTCCACCATAGTTTTTAATCTACTACATGCAGTAATTTTTGTACCATGTGTAGTATTGAATCCTTTACGGAATTTGCGTACATGTCCTTTACGCTGTGGCTCACTTACAAATAGTCCTGGTATGTTTTCTTCTCCAAAGTCGTTTATAACAATAAGTGCGGCTTCTCCAATGCTATTGTTTTCTACGCTCCAGTATATATTACTACCGTTGGTTTTACAACTATCTTGTATATGAGTACATACATCTCTTAATATTCTAATTTGTGCAGGTATAGGTGTTTCATTATGTCGCCATTCTGCTATTTGTTTATAACTAGGTAATTCATACACTTGTATTGCGGCATAGTCTCCTCCTGTTCCCATTGCAGGATCAAGTGCTACAGCATAACTTTGATCTGCTGTAGGTTTGCCGTACCAGCGTGTTTGACCCATATTCATTAAAGGATCAGATGCTTCCATCTGTGCAAGATGAATACTGTTAATTAGTGTTTCATCATATACTAGAAATTCGCAACCGTATTCACGTCTAAACTTTTCTTCACCAATACGTCCAATTTCTTCTATTTTCCAAGTTTCATCTCTATCAGGATGTTCGTCCCAACCACATGTAAATCCATGAAAGCCGTTTTGTCCTACTTCTTGTTCATTGCCATGTGCATCGTATTTGTTCTGAGATTCTTTCCAAATTACAGCAAAAGTATCTTCATCTGAGTTTGGTGTACTTGTTATAATTGCACGACCACCTGTTGCTAATGTAGGAGATATAGAAGTCCAAAATTCTTCTGCAATATTAGGATTAACAAACGCAAACTCATCACAGTATAGTAATGATATAGACATACCACGTCCTGTATTGCCTGTAGTTGTTGCACTTACAATACGTGAGCCATTTTCAAATTCCATACTTCCTTTGTTATAGTTTGTAACACCTGCTCTAATATGATCTTCACAAGATTCATATACATAACGAATACGTTGCATAATTTCTTGAGCACCAGTATATTTGTGAGCGGCAATAAGAACAGTTTGATCAGGATGGAACATAGCATACCAACACAAATAAATTGCGGCAGTAGTAGTCTTACCTGTTTGTCTAGGTAACATGTTTACATTAAATCTATGATCGTGATAACTTTTTAATAAACGTACTTGGAATTCGTAAGGTTCAAACAGCAATTTTCCTTTGACAGGATGCTGAATGTATGCAAACTTTCTAGCAAAATGTAAATATCCTGATTCAGGATCTATGCACTTTGCTAAATCTTCTAATTGTGCATCTGTAAATGTTTCAGTTTTATTGGCTTTTTTAATTAATACGCCATCTAAAGAAGTACTCATACTACTATTTAACCAAAAAAATAGGCACCGTAGTGCCTATGTGAGTGTGACTTTAATTTGTTATAGTTATTATACCCAGCCGTCGCCGGTAATTTTATCGCCTATTGCGCCGCCAAGCATGCCGCCTGCCATACTACCAATAGGTCCTAAAGGTGCACCTAGCATATGTCCTGCTACTGCGCCACCTACTCCCCCCAGTACTCCTGCATTTAGATCTTGGTCCCCATCAACATCATCTTTACCTGGATTTTCTGGATCGTCCATTTTTGCAGTTTGTACAATGCTAGGTTTAAGTCCTGCGTTAGTCATTAACTTCATAAGTTCACCAACATCATCACATGTTTCTGCGTTCATGTTGATGCTAACGCTAGCCGCTTCGTTGACTGGGGTACTAATTTTATCTAGTTTCTCCAGTAAATCACGCATGACTTAACCTTTGTATTCTTTGTATAACTCGGAAAGTTCTTCTTTGATCTTACTTGCTAGTGCCATTGGATTATCTCCGCCTGCTACTTTTGGATAAGATTTTTTTGGTCTATTGATGTCGTCACCACCTTTGATCATATCAGTGTATGGTGCATAATCTTCGTCCGGTGAGTTTGAATAATCGCCTTCTTTTGCTTCATCGTCACTTAGGCTTTTACCAACTGCTCCACCTAATGCTGAACCAACTACTCCGCCAATTCCTGGTGCTATCATGTTACCAGCAATATTACCAAGTGCTGAACCTGCCGCGCCACCTACTCCGCCGCCGCCTGCTAGTGCACCTAATGCTCCACCTACTGGACCGCCTGTCAATCCTGATCCTACTGCTGATCCTACTCCAGTGCTTAATGCACCTGCTTTAAGATCTTGGTCTCCTGGAACATCATCTTTGCCTGGAATCTTTGGATCATCGTCCATTGCTCCTAATGCTTTCATATGCTTTTCCATATCCATTCTTGGACTTAGTGGCATATCACTTACTTTTTGTGGCTCCATTCCAGCATTACGCATCATTGCCATAAGCTGACCAACTTGACCAGCATCATCAGCTGTCATAGAAATATTCATTGAAGCCGCTTCATCTAGTTTTTGTTTTTTGCTAGGTGCTTCTATAGCATCCATTTTAGCAATCATGTCTTTTATGTTCATTATTTGCTCCCTACTGGTGATACAGTATTTTCTTTATCGGTAATATCTTTAGTATCACCTGGCTTAACATCTTGTAACGGATCAGATTCTCTTTCTGATCTAGCTGTTTCAAGTTCTTTTAGTAATGACATAACACGGTTTGATCCAACTTGCTCTTGTGCTTTAGGATCAGACTGTCCCATGTCTTCTGTTTCTAATTTTGTTTGATAAGGACCTTCGTCTTTTATGTTTTGGTACATTTCTTGTGGTTCATTTTTATTACGTACAATTAAGTTATCTCTGCTACAATCACAACATTGTGCAATATACTCTGCAAGTACTTGCGGTGTAGTTGGATAATTTAGTCCTACTTCATAATATGTAACTTCACAATTACTAAGTTGAGGGAAATCTAACGGGCGTTCTTGGATCGGAGTTTTCTTACCTGCACTCATAGACGCTACACTGTAACGCTTAAGGCATGTTTCTAACTGATCAGCAAATCCTTCCGGACATTCGCCTGCAACACCAATGTTAAATTCGTATATTTTTTTCGCTTCTGCTAAGTATTTTTCAAACATGTTTTTCGTCCTTATAAATTATTTATCCATATTCTTGAGTTTTTCGAGTAGACTATTACGGTCTGTAACTATATAACCTTCGCCCTGCACAAGTTCATCGTCTGGTTTTCCAGTTTTATCCATCTTCTCTTTTTTAAGTTGTAACTCAATCATTTTAAGTTTTTTGTCCATTTTTGCCACTTTAGCATCAAGAGACGTCTTAAGCATACCACCAGCTACTTCAAATACTCTGCCACTGTATCTACTTTCTACATTCATGCCCAAATCCATTAGATCATCATATGCATCTAATGCTTTTTCAGCAATATCGTTAAGTTCTTTATCAGCCATTTCTCCTAAACCTTTTACAGCTGGTAGTGCGGCCGCAATTTTGTCAAACTCTGCTATATCTCTAAGCGTTTCGTTTTGCTGTTCTATAACTTCTTTTTTATCACGTTTCTTATCTTGCTTGATAATTTCTTTACTATCTGGTAAATCAAGAAGTTCTTCTAATTTTTTGGTCATTTTATACTCTCATTAACTGCTACTATTATTTATCGTTTTCCTTGATGGAACATATCCTTTTCTGTAACAACTCTAAAACTGAGTCCTTTTGATTTACAGTATGCTCTAGCGGCTTCCCACTTAGCCATATTTAGTGCGACATGTGCTTGATTATGTCTAGATTTTCCAGCAGTTTCCATAGTTACTTGATTATCAGGTTTGACTTCTATAAGTTCAACCATATTTTTGCCTTTTTTAGTTTTATATTGAATAAAAAAATCAGGCACATATATAGTTGCTTTACCTGTTAACGGATTTCTATAAGGAATTTTTACTGCTTCACTTGCCCATGCTTGTATAGCAGGATTTTCATCACAAAATTTCATAAAGGCAAACTCCCAACTACTACGGTATGTTGGTGTTTTGCGTCCTACGTATTTTTGTGGATGTTTAAGTTCGAACTTTCCTTGTGCAAAACGTGCCATGGGTTACCCCATTATGTTTCTTGACTCTAACGGTGTATCAGTATTTTTAACTCTGAATCCTAATGTACTAACTTTTTGTCTATTAAAGTTTAAAACAGTAGCCACAGTAAAACTTAGTTGTAATTTATCTAAACTTTTTAATGTATCTAATAATTCAAAAACTTTAATACCGTCAAGTTTTGCTTGTTTCATTAAAATAGCACCTGTTGATTGTGCCGCAGGTCTATCAAAACCTTTTGATTCTAAAAAACCAATAACAGCATCTACCTCATTAGCCGGGTATGCAAGTTGTTTTTGATAAAAGGTATTAAAATATCTTTTTACCTTACTTGCACTTGAACTATCTTTTTTGACAGGTAAATTTAATTGTACTTTATCCATTATGTTACTTCTCCTGCTGGTGCTCTAGGACCACTTGTTGAATTGGCACTTGCACTGCTAGCCTGTGAAGTTAAAGCACCGCTATTCATAAAATCATTTACTAATTTTCCGCCTCCAACTACTGCGGCCGCAGTTGCTATTGTCGAAAGACCACCACCGCCACCTCCAGTTGGTGTGATTACACCTGCTACTCCACTTACATCAATGCCTGCTGTTTTACCAATTGTATCAATTGCACTACCAAGTAATTCTCCACCAATTCCACCTTGTGTTAGGTTTCCTGCATTTTGAATTGTATTAGCCGCTTTTAAAACAGTACCAAATGTTATACCATTATTTGCAATATCTCCTAGTACACCCATACCACCTGCAAGTACTCCTCCTACTCCTAATAGACTAGAAGCACCTCCACCAGATAATGAATTTGGACTAGGTGTTTTATCATAATGCTCTTCAGCAAATCCTTTAGGTCCACCTTTGCCTACAGTTCCTCTGCTATAATGAACTGTTTCATAGTCAAGTGTCATTGTATTTGATACAGTATCACTAACGCTGTTATCCATAGTATCATGTTGCCAATTTGATATAATAGGATTTATTAATGTAAAGGATGTATAACTTTTTCTTGCCATCTGTGAAATTGTAATACTATCAAAGAAAGGCATTCCGCTATCATTGTCTAAACCATATCTAAATTGCTTGTCACTAAATTGGCTACCTCTGTTATATGCTTCAATAGATGCACCTGTTTCTGGTGCTCCTGCTGGTTGCACTGCGGCATAGTTTCCGTCTCTATAGTAGTATCTATAATATGCTTCCCACATAGCAGTTGTAACACCAAAATTATCATCGTGGAATGTAATGTTTACAGGTTGATAATCAATACGTTTTTGTACTACTCTTTTTCGATTGTATTGATGTTTTACATCTGTCTGAATATTATATGCAGGTAATTGAGCAGACTTAACAAGCATGTTAAGTTCGTTCATATGTTTTTCCCTTAGCTGAGGTATAACAGATGCCGCTTGTGAATTTATGTTAAATGTTACATGATATAGAAACTTTACTTTTGGAGTAAGTCTATGATTATCATCTACATAAAGTCTAGCCGCGTGTTGATAGTCAGCAAGGTTACCTTTAGGGTTCAGTGCCCCTGATATTACGTTGTCTAAAAATCCATTCAAAAAGCTCGCCATACTAATATTTAGCCAATTAAATTATGTGGGTAGATAATTTAGTCATAAAAAAAGGGCCCGTAGGCCCTTTTATTTAATTTATAATTGCTTAGATAGAACCACCGCCTGTAATTGCAGTATTAATTGTTCTTCCTACTGCTGTTCCTAGGCCTGTTCCTTGTGGTGTTTGGATTGCATTGTCGTATCTAACTGTTAACGCTACTGTTACAACTTCTGAAGTTGCATAGTTTAATGTGTTATAGTTAGTTCCTTCTAAGTAACAACCGTATAATTCAAATGTTTCTAATACTGTTGCCGCATTTGCTCCATTACCACCGTCTAGTATTTCAATTCTAGTTACAAACTTATAGTCTGCACCACTTGCCGCACTTGACTGCTCAAAGAAATCAAACTGTTTCTGAAGTTGTTCACCAACCATTTTCTGTACGTTGTTGCTAACATCTTCACGCAAGTTAATTGTAATTGGTTCCCAAGTATGCTTACCAGCAAGATAAACTCTGGAGTTATAAATATCAACCGTCATTTGATCAAAACTAACGCTAGGTCTTGTTACGTCCATAACTTGTTTTGTTAGCTCTGTTGACGGACTTGATACACCAAAATTTTCTAAGCTCACTCTAAAGCGATACTGAAGTTTGGGCATTAACAAACCCTGATTAGATGCACTTGCGTTACTATCTAAAGGTACTGTTAATTTTGAAAGTGTTGAAATTGCCATTATTTGCTCCTATTACTTTTATTTATCATATTATAGTCCACTAATTTCGCCAGTGTTTTTAAGTCTAAGTGGAATGTAGATAAACTCAACAGCTTTGACTGGCTCAATAGCAATATCTAAATATAGCTCGTTTCTATCAATTCTACTTGGAGTATTGTTAGACTCGTCACATACAACTAGGAAGTCATATAATGCTCTTTGAGATACTAGCTCAAGCATTAAACTATCTGCTTGTGCTTTGATTTCATCACGTGTGATTTTATCATTTGGCTCAAAGAT